ATGAACTCAGGATTGTCACGGAGCTTACGGCTTTGGTGTGGGTGCACGAAAGCAACGTAGGTCTCGCCCAACCTTGGGATGTTCTTGGTTGAGAGTGTCTCAACTGCATCCTTAACGGTGTGAGTTGTGAGGTTGAAGGTACCTGTCATTGAAGCGCGGCTTGAACCCTTTGTACCATCTGCATACCAGTTGTTAACAGCTGTGAGAGATGAGCGGTCTTCACCGTAGATTGTTGAAGTTGCTGCGTAGAGGGTGTCGCGTGAAAGCTGGTCAAGATAGACAGCCATGTTACGTCCCAATAGGCGTGAAGCTGAAGCCATTACGTCATCGAATGATGCGTTAAGTAGTAGCTCAGAAACTGCAAGTGCATAACCGTGTTCTGCAACAGTGATTGAGAACTGTTGAGCGGTCAATGCGTTTGTCTGCATACGAACACCTTCAACTAGCGGTGAAGCAAAGCCGAGGTTGTTGTAACGCATGAAGTTGATTTGAAGACCAGGAGCGACTCCTAGTTCGGTCTTCTTTACTGCGAACTGCTCAAAGCGAAGGATAGGCATTGCTTGGAACAAGATTTCCTTGGACCAGATTGTCTGAATCGCTTGAGTCAGCTGGGTATTTGTGCCTGAGTAGGCTGTTGGTGCGGCAGCTAAGTTGCCTGTACCTGTGATACCTGATGCCATTTAAATTGACTCCTTGATTGTATTTTGGATTTGGGGGTTAACCGAGTAAGCCGCGAGACTTACCACGAGCTGCATCGCTCATTAATTTATCTCGCACTTTGGCGTAATCGTTCATCGACATTGACGCAATATCTTGCGCCGTAAACTGACGTGAGTCCATATTGGTTTCCAGTGGTCCAGCAGCGGGTAGAGTTGCGCTCGTACCACGCATTTCTTTCCTAGCATTTTGCATTGCTGCTTGTGCTGATTCAAGAATTCTTGCTGAGCGGTCCTTCAGGCTCTCGATACTTGCGTTCAATTCATCTGGAGTATTACCAGAGATTAAATCAACAAGCTCAGGCATGATATTGTCACGCTCACGCTCTATTAAGTTTTGTTTATAGTTTTGAAGCTCAGAAAATGTACGTTCTTGCTCCAGAAGAGCGAAGGCTCGTTCACGCTCGCTGCGCTCACGCTCCAACTGCTCCTGCCACTCTCGCTCTTTGACCTTGATAAGTTCCTTGGCGTCCAAGTCTTCTTCAAGTTTTTCTTTTTGCTTTTCTGCCTTCTTAGCCAATTTCTCAGCTTCTTCAGCAGTTTTACGAGCGGCTTTCTCTTCTTTTTCTTTCTTTAAAGAAGCCACTTCACTCTTTAGCTGTTCAACAACAGGATAGAGTTTGTCTTTTTCCTGTGTACGAACTTTTGCTAAATCCTCTTCAGTATAAAACTTTTGAGTTTGTGTTGGTGCCTCATCAGTAACAGTAGGTGCGTCAACACCCGACACGTTTACTACTGGAGCTGTATTAGCTTCAGCTTCAAAAGCCTCTGCCATATTTTCTGTTGTACTCATAACTACATCCTTTTATCCTAGGGGTCGTTGTCCGATGTGAGAGCGCGTATGACCTAACGAAATTACGTATTTAATTTTTCTCTACTAGAGCGAAAATTTCAGCCTAAACTGTTACTTTTCGTACTCATCTGGGTTACGACGCTGAGGCAACATAGTGCCGTAAGCTTCAGTCACTAACTTGTTTCGCAAGTCAGCTTCACCCATATTTGCTTCTAATAGAGCTTCATCCATTACTGGCTTAACAGGTGCCATTGGAGCTGGAGTAGCACTTGATGCGCCACCACCACCAGGACCAGCAGGAGCACCCATAGGTGCACCACCTGTTCCTACCAATGAGCCTGTTAATTCAGCAATTTCAGTTTCAATCTGCGTCTGTAGAAGCTTGAGAGCGCCATCTGCTGTCGCATCATCAAGAAGTTCTTGACGGATTTCATTAAGTTTCTCAGCAGGAAATTCCTCACCAAGAGTGCGCAAAGCACCTTCTTTAGACTCAAGTCCAAGAGATAGAAGGCTTTGAATTTCATTAAGGGCAATTAATTTATCTAAAGGCAGTGGTTGTGGGAAGTGAACGTAAGAGCGATAGGTAAGTGGGTCATTAGGGTCTAGACGGTCTAATTGACCTTTCTTAAGTTTAACGTCAGTTGTTGGGTCCCAAATAAAAGTCTCTGGTTCTTTAACTGCAAGGCTAAGAAGAATGAGTTCATTAACGCGCTCTAAACCATGCGCGTATTGAATAATCTTTTGGTGGTAACGGTTCATCAAAGGCTGGAATTGAATAGAAAGAGCAACACCAGAGGTATTAGAGATAGGTTGAGCTTGACCCAAAGCTGTCTCTGGAACACCAATCATTTCGTGCATAGACTTCTTGAGCATAGCCAAGAACTCCATAGCACCCTTTAATCCTTGTGAGCCACCTTCAAGGTTTTCTACTCTTGCGTCTTTTGGAAGACCACCCCATACTTTATTGGCGCCTTTTTCGAGTTGCGACGCTTTTGCTCCAATAATAACTGTGACTGGCGCAGCATGATAATTAACAATGTCGGCAATGTCAGTAGCAGTTTCGTTGTAAGTCCTATTAATATTAATAATATCGTTACAATCAGATAAGCCCCAAGGACTACCACTGATACGAACGTTTGGAATGTGGATAACAGGAATAACACCAAGCGGATTAGGACGAGAGTCAATAAGTTCATCATTGATATATTCCTCAATCATGTCATCTGTCAAGATTTCTGTGTAAGTAAATACTTGACGAGTACCTTCTAGTGATGTGCCCCAAAAACGATACTTAAGTTTAAAGCGGATAAGGCGCTCGCGGTCGTGCGGGTGAAACTCAGGAAATGCAAAAGACGAGTTCAGGGGAAGGATGCGAACTCGTCCTGGATGCTCACGGCCTACTGTGTCTTTGTAAGCTTCTTCGTAAGCAACTTTAATAAAGCAGTCACCTGATACTGAGCCTTGTTGTCCAATTTCCCAAAGAACTGTAGCTTTATTGTTATCTACTTCCCATACTCTTTCAAGTAGGTCAGGAACAATAGCTTCCGTTTCTTTTGGGGAACGGAAGGATACCCCTTTGCCAAAAGTAAAGTTAATTACGAAATCAGTAAAGGCGCGATAATAATTTAATGCGATTTGTGATTCGCCTGTTTGACGGCGGTAAGAATAATGGTGACCAAGATACATGGCCCAGTTAAGGCTATAACGATTAAGACGTGGACCGTGGACTTCAAACTCTTCATCGGCTAGTTCTACAAGACCTAGTGGTGAAATAGAGATTGTTAAATCGCTTGACGCCGCCCTATAAGAGGGAGGTGAAAAGTCAATTGAACTCACTTACTTCCCTCCCAAAACTATGTGGGTAAACAATAACATAAAAGTCGACAAATCTGTAAATCTGTTTACCTTATCTGGTAACTTTTTTAGTTACTTTCTTTGTAACATCGTGAGCTTTAGAGTTTTGCTCTTCTTTTTTATCCATCGCTTCTTGCGCATAATCTCGAAAACGAGGGTCTACTTCGCTTTTGCTCTTTACAAATTGACCGCCAAGTTGGTTATAACGAGCATGAACCCAGTGGGCTGCGGCAGGAGATGGGTATTTAGCAAATTTGCTACGTGCTTGCATAGTAACCATGTTCCAAAGTTTTGGATTCGCAGGCGTTTGGTCTGGCGATTCCTTAACTTCTTTACCTCTAATGAGGGCCACAATTACTCCTTAAAAATGGGTGCTGCCCCCTGCTTATCGACGAAGACTTACAGGGGCAGACTATTAGGGTGTTACTAGTCTTGAACTACTGAAGGGTTCAAGCGCTGTTGGTGTGAACCGTTACGAATAACTTCTTCAATACGGTTATCACCATGGTCTGCAAAAGCACCATTAGCAAACTCTGTAAGAGTGTCTGGAGCTTCTACCCAAGCTGCTGAACCAACATGTGCGCGTTCACGCATTGTCTCTTCAGCTGGCTTTTCAAAAACATTTGCATTGCGGTTTGGACGACCAGCTGCAGGAACATATCCTTGCATTGCGCCCTTTGTGAATTCCTGTGGGACATCTGTATCTGTTGCGATACCTTCTTCAAAACGAAGTGGTCCACGTTGTCCTGGAGTTGCAGGTGACATTTTACGGTCGTAAATATTACCTGGACGCTCTGGGAACTTAGGTGATGGTGCGATTGTCATTTAAGACTCCTTATGATGTAGGGAAAAGGCCTTTTTCCTGATAGATAGTTTCTCGCTTTATTGGGACAAAATGTGCCTAAAGCCCAAATTTTTTATCTAAAGAAAACGTTGGATGAAACTTCCACAGTTGGCATTGTTAAATCCATAGTTAAAGAGCATGCAATAGCTAAGCTATCTGCATAGTCATCATGGGCGTGGGCTTCATCTGGCGCATGGGCAAGAAAGTTTGGGCCTTGAAACTTTGTTTCTAGGTCAGACATTTGCTGATAAAAACGCTTCCAAGTACGAAGACGACGTGTCTTAGCATGGGCAGGCCAACCAACCATACGGCGGTCTATAAGCGCCTTCAGATGCTTCCAACGTTTAGATTGTTCTGATTGGCTACTGCCAATTGAGTGAACCTCTGCTCGTGGAAGAAGTATCTTAAGACGTTGGGCTACTGCGTCACCTACACCGTTCGCATCAACTCCAACTGCTAGCACATCATAGCTTGATAAGAATTGAACAATTTGGAAGTACTGGTCTTCCCAATCGTCTCCTTGTAGTTCAAGCCAGTTTAAAATTCTATGGTCAAAGTAACCAAACTCATCAGGTCTATCCCAGTCAACCCAGACTACTGTAACAACGGTAGAGTCAATTTTACGTGCTGGGTCAATACCTACAACGACAGGTGAACGGTGCCACGCCTTAACAGTTTCCTGTGATGTATCACCAAGTTCATCTAATACGTTAGAGGTAACGAACATTCCTCTATCAAGAAGCCACTTACAGTTATATGACATTTGAAACTCATCAGAGTCCTCACCAATACGAAGCATCTCTTTTTTAATGTACTTGCCGTAGTTAGGGCTAACTTTAGATACATCTCTGTAATCCCATTGAAAATGGTTTTGACGGCCACGAGCTGTTTGACGGCGTTTATTTAATTGAATAGCACGATAAAAGTTATTTTTATGCGTAGTAGGAGTACCAGTCTTAATCATGGTTCCGTTGTACGCTGCAAGCATAGGAGAGATAGATTTTGATACTACAAAGTCATCAGCTTCTTGACACTCATCAATAACAATAATATGGAACGACTTAGATTCAATTTTTGCACGTGGATTTGCGGTCATCATCATAAGACTACTGCCTGAGTTCTTAAGCTTGATTTGTCGTGTTACACCCGCAACTTTTCCAATACTGTCGTCAATTTCTGGGTCGCCTAAAATTTCTAGCGCACGTGTGGAGGTAAGGCGATTTACTGTACGACCAAAGAGAGTTTCTACCTGAGTTTCAACTGGGGCAAACATACCTACCCAAATACCATGTTTAAATTTGCCTAAAAGGTCTGGGTACATCTTTGCTAAGCGTGGAAGTAATACCATAAGGGTAGCCACAGTATTAGCAATAGTTTCTGATTTACCTGACTGACGAGCTGCAAGGGCGGTAATTTCTTCGCCATCATTAATAATGACAGACTCAATAATACGTCTAGCTAGGGGCATTTGATAAGGACGCAAAGCGTGGTCATCACCA